TCAATATCGTCGACCGCCAGGGCAGAAGCAGCTGGCCGGCAAAGAACACAGACGAGCACATAGCGCGCATCCGTGCAACTATTTCGACTGGAGCCTTCCAGGCGGAGTATATGAATAATCCTATCTCAGAGGGGAAGATCTTCCGGAATTTGCCCGTAGGTAAAATGCCGCCTCTTTCTAAATTCAAGTACCTGGTCTGCTATGGAGACCCTTCTACATCAAACAAAGGGAAAAACGGCAGCTCATTCAAATCCGTTTGTCTGGTCGGCAAGATCCGGACTACATTCTACATCCTCAAGGCATTTGTCGACCGTCCGACAAACGCTGCCTTCATTGACTGGTACTACCAGGTAAAGCAATGGGTAGCTGGAGCGGTGCCGGTCTTCTACCTGATTGAGAATAACAGCCTTCAGGATCCATTCTACCAGCAAGTCTTTGTCCCGCTAGTGCGGGAGGAGAACCGGCTGCGCGGAGAATCTCTTCATATAACCGGCGACGCACGTCCGAAGACAGACAAAGCCTCCAGAATCGAGGCGAACCTGGAGCCCATCGACAGAAACGGAGCGTGGCTATTTAACCAGGACGAGCAGGATAATCCGCACATGATAGAGCTGATCGATCAGCTGAAGCTCTTCGAGATGACTTTGCCCTATCCGGCGGACGGTCCTGACTGTCTGGAAGGAGCCATCGCAGAGATAAACAGGCGCACCTTCTCAGACACTCAGCAGATAGATGTCATCCGCCGGGAAGAGCTGATCGACCAGACAAAGCGCATGTAATAAAATGGTGATTAATCGACATTTTATGTTTAAATAATATCATTTCATGAATAATTTTATCACACTTGAGGACTACGATGCCTCCATTCACCGGGAGATCCTTGACGCTCTTCTCCGTCATGACAGCGACATAGCTGACTCCGCAATAGTGGAGATATGCGAAGATAGAGCAGTAGCAGAAATGCGGTGCTACCTGGACAAATACTATGACTGTGACGCAATCTTCGCTGCTACAGGCTCAGACAGGCATCCGCTCATCCTTATGATGGCGATAGACATTGCTGTATATCATATCTTCTGCCAGCACAATCCATACAAGATGAGCGATGTCCGCAAGGAGCGTTATAATCGCGCTATTGAGTGGCTAAAAGCAGTAGCGAAGGCCGACATCACGATAGAAGGAGCGCCCAGGCTGCCGGAAGAGACGCTAGCAGAAAACTCTCCCTGGCAAATAAGCTCAGACAGGCTCCGCCCATCTTTGTTGTAATCTCAAAAATTTTATAAAATGGCAAACAAACGTGGCCGCCCAGCGGCAAAAAGGAACATCACTCAAGGAGGAATCACAGAGCTCTCTCCGGATCAGAAAAATCTGACGGTCATCCTTCAAAGCCCGGAGATCTTTCACTTTGACATAGCCAGATATGTTTCATCTCTTGAGTCAGCCAGCGCGATTGACTTCTACAACAGATCAGCGCTGTATGACATCTATACTTCCATCCTCATGACTGATGGGCATCTAGCCGGCATCGTTGACAAGCGTCTGAGCGCAGTGGCACGTGAGCGCTTTGAGTTTCAACGCGACGGAAAGCCTGTCGATGAGATTAATGCGCAGATCCGTAGCCCCTGGTTCAGACGCTTCATCAAGGAGGCAGTGAACTCATATCTGTGGGGCTTCACGCTTTGTCAATTTCATCGCGATGAGAATGGCTGGATTACCTTCGACCTCATCGACCGGAAGCACTTTGATCCGGTCAAGCGCCAGGTGCTTCTTTATGAAACAGACGTAAACGGGACTCCACTGGAAGCCTTTGCAAATTGTCTGGTCATATGTCCTGGAGACCCGCGCAGCCTCGGGAAACTGGCCACCTGTGCGCCATATGCCCTATATAAGCGCGGGAACATCGGCGACTGGGCTCAGTTCTGCCAGATCTTCGGCATGCCGATCCGCGAGTACACTTACCAGGCTGGCGACGAAGAGGCGCGCAAACGCCTCCTGGACGATGCCAGGAAGCAGGGTGCGAATGCCGTATATATCCATCCTGAAGGCTCCGGCATGCAGCTTCATGAGGCCTCCGGCAAATCGGGGACAAATGACCTTTATGAACGGTTCACAAACAACTGTAACGATGAGATGTCCATCGCCATCCTCGGGAACACGCTGACGACAAAGTCCGACACAAACGGCACACAGGCCCTCGGCACCGTCCAGGCGAAGGAGCAGATGAAGATCACCGAAGATGACGTGCAATTTGTGCTCGACCTTCTTAACTACGACATGACTGAGATCTTCTCCGCTCTCGGAGTCGACACTACAGACGGAGAATTTGTCCGAGTAGAGCAAAAATATCAGGACAAACAGGTCCAGATTAATGTCGTCAGTAAGCTGCGCGACATGGGGCTCCCCATGTCAGATGACTACCTTTATCGCACCTTCGATGTCGAGAAGCCGGATGACTATGACCGCCTCAAGAAGGAGCAGGAAGCGGCTGCCGCTGCAAAGGAAGAGCAGCGCCGCCAGCTCGCTGAGCGTCTGAACAGTCAGCCAACAGCTGAAGAGCAGAAGACATTCTTTGCACGTTTCCGGGATTTTTTCGCCCGAGCCCCGCGAGACGGGGCGTCCGGAGATCCTTTGCCGTTCTTATAGACGGTCAATACGGATGCAGCTGCCCGGCCTGCGAAGGTCTGCGTAATGCCTCCGCCGAGATCCCTGTTACCTTCAGCGCGCGAGCTCTGACGGAAGGCCTTCTGGCAATCTATCGTCAAAGCATTAACGTCCGCACGGAGATAGAGCTGAATATCTTCCGCGAATCTCTCCGGCTATTCAATGAGGCGACAGCAAAAGGACTCTCAGAGAGCATGGATCCTGCCATAATCACTGACCGCTTTCTCGAGGAGCTCCGGACAAATAATGCCGTTTTCTCAGCCTTCAAGACTCACCGGATGCAGAATGATATAGCACGGCAGCTGATCGACCCGGAGACCGGCAGACTGAAAAGCTTCGAGCGCTGGCGGCTTGACATCAAGGGCATGACAGATCACTACTGCCTGCAGTGGCTGCAGACAGAGTACGACACTGCCGTCATACGTGCGCATCAGGCGGCTGACTGGAAACACTTCCTGGAAGAAGCGGATGTGCTGCCAAATATCCGCTGGATGCAGACGACGTCTCTGACGCCCGATCCTCTGCACGAAATGTACTGGAGGAAGAAACTCACGCTGCCGGTGAATCACCCGTTCTGGCAGGAGCACCGCCCAGGAGACAGATGGAACTGCAAATGCTCCCTTGCACAGACTGATGAGCCAGTCAACGCAGAAGCCCTGGAAGGCTGGACGCCTCCGCTTCCGATGCCAGGACTCGATAACAACCCAGCAAAGGATGGAAAGATCTTCAGCGATACGCATCCGTACATCACCGAAGCCTACCCCGGAGCACAGGAGGCTGTGCAGAATCTCATGAGGAAGCAAAGTCCCTCCAGCCTGAGACGCACAGAAGAGGACAAGCTACGTATCATTAAAGCCTGGGAAGAGCGGAAGAAAATAAGAGACAATGAAAAAATAATAGCCCAGACATTGCAGATGAAAATCCCGCAGAAGCAGATGACGTTTGAGCAGGCTAATGAGCTCAGAAGTAATCCACATTACCTGGAAAAAAGACAGTTCCAGATTAACTGCCAGAGCTGCGTAGTCAGTCATGAGCTCCGCATGCGAGGATGGAACGTCGAAGCGATAGGTAACACCGGAAGAAGAGATTCACTGCCCAGGAGATTATCTTATGGCACTCAGCAGGCATGGATTGACAGAAGGACAAATTCAGCTCCGGTCAAAATAGAAGCAAGAGATTATGATGACTTCTTTAAAAAAGCTTCAGAAGTCGGACGCTATCACGTCCGCTGGACCTGGGCTGGAGCTCGGAGTGGACACATCATAACCTTTGAAAGGACTAGTAAAGCAGAAGGGTTTTTCTATGATCCACAGTCCGGGAAGAAATACTCCCTGGAAGAAATAAAGGCAAAATGGAGCAAACTCATTTCTGTGAATACAGTACAATACTACCGCGTTGACACGCTGAATGTCAATCCGAATTATATTAAAGTCGTAAAGAAAAAGCCCAAAGAAAAGAAAACTAAATAGCAGCAGACATGATAGCTTCAGTCTCATCGACATTTGCCCATCTGACCTCCTTTGAACTAGCTAAGATATACTGCGGAAGGCCAATATCACACGGTTCTACTGTATCAGCCTGGAAAAGGTCATAGTCTTTCCATCGGCCGAGACTGTTTATACGGTCGAATCCCTCAGCAGAGGCCAGATCCATGACTTTACGCTTTATGTCCATACGCCGCGAATTTAAGTAATTTAATTTAAATATCAAACAAATGCCAGCTCCAGATTTAGCAGCG